GTGCTTACCGATACAAAATTAAAAAACCTCAAGCCGCAGGACAAACTGTACAAGGTCTCCGATCGTGACGGGCTGTATGTAGCTGTGCTTACGTCAGGCACGGTCTCGTTTCGCTATGACTACCGTATCAACGGTCGCCGCGAAACACTGGTAATCGGGCAGTATGGGCGTGACGGTATCAGCCTGGCAGAAGCGCGAGAAGAACTGATTGCTGCAAAGAAGCTGCTTAAAGCAGGCCAGTCACCGGCTGCGGCTAAACGTGACGGTATCAAAAAGATTCGTGGTGCCGAGACGTTTGCGGTACATACCGACAGTTATATGAAACACGTCATCCTGGCTGACAGTACCCGCGCAATGAAACAGGCGGTGATCGACCGTGACATACTTCCGGTTCTTGGCAATAAAATGATGGCTGAAATTACCACATCGATGGTTCGTGATTTGTGTGACCGGATTGTCGAACGCGGTGGCCGGGCAACAGCAGTGCAGGCCAGGGAGATCATCAGTAGCGTATACCGTCACGCCAATGACCGTGGTCATGGTTTGTTTAATCCTGCGGCTGACATTAAACCTTCGTCTATCGCCATATTTAAACCACGAGAGCGAACACTGACACCAGAAGAAATTGGCCTGTTCTTCCGCACGCTGGATGCCATTGGTGCTATGGGCACTATGAAAATGGCTTTAAAACTGGTGCTTATCACTATGGTTCGTAAGGGCGAATTCACCAATGCAACGTGGGATGAAATAGATTTTAAAAAATGGACATGGACAATTCCTCCAGACCGCATGAAGGGAAGCCGGGCGCACGTTATTTACCTGCCTAAACAGGCACAGGATATATTGGTCGGGTTGCAGATGTGCGCTGGTGGAAGTGAATATCTGGTTCCTGGTCGTTACAATTTCCGGAAGCCATTATCTAATGCCGCGCTGAACTCTCTGATCGACAGAACGGTGAAAATAATAAATGAAGATGGTGAGCATATTCAGGACTTCACTGTACATGATATGCGCCGTACAGCCAGTACGTTGTTGCATGAGGCTGGTTATCCTTCAGACTGGATTGAAAAGGCTCTGGCACATGAGCAGAAAGGTGTGCGCGCCGTATACAACAAAGCGGAATACGCCAGACAGCGCGCCTACATGTTGCAGCAGTGGGCCGATATGATTGATTCATGGATTGACGGGGAGCATACGGATCTGATTCCGTTCTCCCCGTCGAAGTTTGAGAAGTGGATGGCGGGGGAATAATTTTGCCCGACACATCCATGTGCCGCCGCCCGTCAGAAGAACCCTGCCTTGTCGTTGATGTACTCCGCGTGGGTCTGGATATCACGCAGGCATTTGCTCACACCGACGATGTAGCAGAACATGGTGGTCAGCTCCGCCGCCGCGCCCGATACGTCGTGCCCGTCTTCCTGTAACTGGTTCAACAGATTCATCAGCAGTGAGTTCTCCGTCAGGCCGAGAACACCAGACGGCGAGTGAATCAGGCTGCGGTAGCCGGGCTTCAGTGGGGCACTGTATTCTTTTTTGTCTTCCAGCTTGATCGCCTCCATAATGGCGGGCATGAAGCCTGACAAGACCTTCTCCACTTTTGTTTCTTGTTGTCTTAAACGTTTCTCGCATTCAATGAAGTAGCGTCGTACCTGACGACCTTTTTCATTACGCTCGACCATCGCCAGCTCTTTGGCTGTATCGAGGGTGAGGTGGTAGTCTTTTGCAGGACGGCCTCTGCCTATTTTTTCCCGAACTTGGGAAATAATCATAAAGTCTTGATTTTCAACGAAACCATATTCAGCAATTCGTTCGACAATCCACGAAGCAAATCGCTTACCCACATCGAGGAAAGTGTGTAAATCACGGGCATTAACGAGAAGAGCGGTTTCGTTGGATATAGTGCCGTTGAATACGGGGATGAGTTGACTGGTCATGATGACCTCCTGTTTGTTTTTAGTTACGAAAACCAGTTAGTAACTGGTGATCGGGTGTCAACTAGAGCACAAACAGTAGCTCCGGGCATATTCCCCTTTCGGGTGTTGTATTACGCCTCTCCACCCGACCTTTGTACGGATGTGACTATGCCAGATTGCAGGCATAAAAAAGCCGCAAAGCTATCGGGTGCGGATGACCGCTGTTTGTTTTCTAGTGCGGTCAGTATGCGATAGCTCTGGCGGCATTGTCAAATCATGCGCCATTGAGTCCAGCAATCTCTGCAATACCAATAGCGAGATAATCGCGATTCGTCAGGCGTGATTTTATTGCATATGTCTTAGCTCCACTGAAGTTTTGATTTTATATGGGTTGCCTTTTACCTCAATAACACGATGAGGATCATTTTTTAGTTCTTCCGCAATCTTCCGTAATTTTCTAACAGCTGAACTGCGGTGTTTATAACGGTAAGTTACAGTTTCTTTTCTGTGCAATACCTCATCATTGTGGAACTTAGTCAAAACCATGACGACTTCAAACCTGACGCCGTTGTGTGCAACCATAATCTGCTTCATGCTGCACGCTCCCGCCCCTGGTTGTCTGTTGGTGACAGCGGAGAATTGCTGAATGCATTTGTTAATCCGCCAATATCCAACGCGTATCCAGGGTGTAGTTGCACTGCCGGGTCTTCGCACTGATTACCCCAAACATCGAAGCCATGAGACGACTGGCGGGCGAACAGTTCAATGCGAGAAACATCGCCTAACAATTGCACAAGTTTTTCACGAACGACATCTGGTTTTCTTGAATGCTCAAGTCGCGGTGCGGTAAATGACTGAACGATCCCTGCATTAATGCGCGGAGGTAGTTTTCCCTTTACCGCAAACAGGCAATCTTCACTATTGGCGCGAGTCATGTGACCCATACCCATAACCAGTTTATCTGGTTGTCGACTACCACATTTTATCCACGTGAATCCCTTCATGGTCATCAGACGGAATCCCCAGGCTTCAATAACTTTTAGTGCTTCGAGTGGTTGTGTTGGCACCCACCACATGGCCAACAGACAGTTTTCATCGGCCAAATCCCACACAGGAAGGCGGCAGATGTCCAGCACACTCATAACCGGATATTTAAAACCGGCACCGCGATTACCATCTGCGGCTTTGTCCCGGTATACCCAGGGTGGATCTGCATAGATTAGTGTGTATTTCTTAGTCATAAACCACCCCACAACATCCTATGCCGCTATAGTCGCCACGGCGAAGGCCGTTACCTTTTGTGATACATTGGTCCCTGCGAACCGCGATCCTTGCACGCTCAACATCACCAGAAGCAACATCCATACACTGAAGCCAAAGGTGAGCGGCAATGCGGAACTGCCCTTTTTTCTCTCTTTCAATCGCGCGTTTTTCGATCTCTATCGCCGCAGGAGTAACGGCGACAATCTTTGACGGACTGCGCATTGAAACCTTGTTCATGTGATATTTTTCAAGTCGGCTTAACTTTCTCACTTAATCCAACCCTCTCTGAAAATTAATGCCAGCAGATAAAGCCATGCTGAAACAGAGGCCAGGAATAAGTACCATCCTGACCATTTGCTCCAGTGCCTTAGCAGCGCACTCATGCAGCGTTGCTCACAGGACGATATACACGTTGCTGAACAGGAGGCTTTTTACCCTGGAACTCTGCCGGGCTTGCTGCCTGACGTTCATCAAGCCAACGCTCAACTTCGTCACGGTTCCATGCGCAGCGTTTATCGGTGATATACCAGCGTTTAGGAAATTCCCCTGCGCGCTCCATACGGTCGATAGTGCTCCATGACAGTGGCACCACCGCCAGGAGTTCTTTCTTACCTAATGCACCTTTCATGAATACCTCTCTTGGTTGCAGTGAGGCGCACGTGGCGCCGCGGTGGTGGTTACTCGAATTCTGGACGCATATCGTTAAGCGTCATCATGAATTTTTGGTGATATTCATCACCGAGCTTTTCAGCCATGGTGTTAATTTCATTTTCAGCGCGCTTGAACATCGTTTTTGCATCTTCAGCAGATGGATCCAGGCTATTAAGTATCGCGATGATATATTCTCGAGCTTCTTCTCGTTCTGAATCTGAAATTGGCGATAGGTGTTGACGCTCATCGTCAACTACGGAATATTCACCAGTGATAACAGCTGCGTTATCTTGGCTAAGTCCAGCTTCAGCGCGCTCATCCATAACAACAGCCTTCTGCATTTCAATAGAAACAGGAAGATATTTGAACAGTCGGCGAATTACTGTTTTTTTAGCCATCTCATCGAAGTGATCAACCCATGGGCCACTGCTACCGGCTTTGCTCAGTGCACGAACTTTCTCAACGGCTGCCCGGCTCATAACTTCAAATTGGACTCCGCCATCTTTCAGTCGTGCAACGGCGTAAACGTGTGTTAATTCTCCGCGGTCACCTGTTTCGCAAGGTAAATGCTCGAGCGTTTCTTCCATGCCGTATGAGTAGCTGAATTTGTCGTTTGTATGTACGGTACGAGCTGAGATACTCAGGATCTGCCCAGAGCGGCGGGCAAGGTCAATCATTCCGCGATAGCCGATAATCAGCTGTGCTTCTGTAGATACGGTTTCCCATCTTCCATTTACTTTCTGGCGTTTGTCGAACGGTATCAGGTAAGCGTGTCCAAGAGCTCCGCCTGGTTCAAGACCCAATTGGGCACATTGCATAATTGCCCCCAGGAAGCTGGCTTGGTCGCATGATGCAAGTTTTGGAACCTTTCGGATCTCTGTGGTTGCTATGCGCGCCAGACGGTCTGCTGTCATGTGCTTTGGAAGTGCCAAAGCCATCTGAGCTTTAATTTTTGGGTCTGCCAGAAGTCCGGCCAGAGTTGTTGGTTTCTCATTATGATGTGCAACTTGGTTACCGGTAGCTGCTGCCTTAAGTGCATTGATAGACATTTTTTCTCCTTACTTCATTCTGAAGACGCGTTGTGTCGTTGTTGTTTTGAATTTTTCGAATAACTCAGGGTGTACTGACTGGAATAGCTTCTGGTCGAATCTGTTGCTGATCTGAGATTTCCATGTGCAGAGCGGCTTTCCGTCTAGGGTCAGGACTGAGTGCTCTTGCATGTACATCTTCAGCTTCTCTTCTGATATAGCTATTTCTTCTTCCAGTAATTTTCTGCGTGACTTCATGTCTCGTAGATCGTTGAATAGTGAGAGTGCCTTTCCGTCAGCCTCGATACTTGTCCCGGCATCTTTCTCAAACATCAGCGATACATCGCTTACGCTGGTAGCTTCCGGCGGGTTAAGATTTTTCACTCGGTCCCAGAAAGCGATTTCTTTTTCTAAGATCGCCTGGATAGTTTCTTCATCACGCTCAACCCGATAGATTCGGAAGTCGTCGCCACCGATAAGCACACCGAAAACGCATACCTGTTTGTTTGTAACCATCAACCCGTGCATGGCCTGGGCCGTGTAATGCACAGGAATTGCATCTGTCTGGATTTCTCCCCATTCTTTGGCTTTGAACGGACTAACTGTTTTGATCTCAATGTTCTCGCCTGACGCTGCTTCTGCATCGATCTCAGCTGCAATAAAATCGTAATCACGGTGGATATAGCGGTTTCCGCGATGAACGATTTCCATCCCTGTTTCCTCAGAAAGCAGGTCTATTACGTATGGCTCCATACGCTGGCCACGCGTGAAAACTTTCTGCTTGCTTGGGTCTACTGGTTTGACACGTGGCTGGACCTTATCCAGATAAACCTCAAGCGGGGTGCGCCATGGGCTAATTCCAAGAATCCCTGCAACATCGCTTCCTCCGATGTATTTTGTTCTATCCATGATTCCAGCGTTCCGCATCATGCCGCGTCCCTCTGTCCATCAAGCTGATCCGCCAGATCCCAGCGGGCGATAATTGCCATTGCCTCGCGCCGGTAGGAATCCATCAGTTCTTCGAACTCTGGACTGTCTTTAGCGGCCTCCAGTACTTCCTGGCGAACGCCTTTACCTGTTACAGCGTCGAAAGTTGAGGCTAGTTGATGAAGCCGGATGCTCTCGATCAGTTCAACTTGTCGGTCATATAGCTGTTCTGACAGGCGGTAGTCCTTGTCGAATGCCAGCATGATTTTTTGAAGATTTTTCTGCTGATTAACGTTCATTATCAGCCCTCCCATATCTCGTTATCGTTGGCCACATCGCGAGCTTCTTTGCTGACGAAAGCCCACTTAATGCCTTCCTGTAAGGTGCGGAACTTCCAGCTCATGAATCCGCATGCAGTAACGCAGTACCAACCGTTGATGATTTTCCACTGCATAACTTGTTACCTCGGTCTGTTACCGTTGAGGTAATAATTATGCGTATTTGGTTTGGTGTCAATAGATATGAGTTAAAAAAATTACCCATTAGGTAATAGTATAGGCAATAAAAAAGCCGCCAGAAGGCGGCTTACTTACTGAAAAATATGATTTTATTGTTTGTTTTTTTCGTTCTGGTTGATGACAAATTCAATGTAACTTTCGATCTTTGCTTTCTCGGTTTCGGGTAACAATGCGTAGCGCGAGCGGTCATAGTTGATGGTCGCAGGGTCGTGCGGGTGAATCAGTAATTCATAGCCGTGACGCCCGAATGCTGATGCAACATTCTCCAGGGTGGAAATGGAAACACTGACCTCATTGTTTAACAGGCGGCTGATTGTCACCTGGGCGACGCCGGATGCGCGGTGAAGTTTTCCCTGAGTTGAAAGGTCGCGGCTTTCGCTCATCCAGCGTTCCAGGTTGTGAGCCGCCAGCTGACCAATGTCGCTTGGGCCGACAGGCTGAAAACCTTCCTGAGAAAGCGAGCGATCGATATCAAGCCAGTTACGTGGTTTATTGGCGGCAGCTTCAATTTTTCGCGCAACCTGGTCGCCGATAACCTTCTTGCCAAGAGCCCAGCGGTTTACCAGATTTGCCTGAGTTCCAAGTTTTTCTGCCATCCGCGTCTGAACACCATTGAATTCACGGTCGATCAAGTCGTTGAGATTTTGCCTGCGGACGTCCTGGATACTTTTCATTTTCTGGAAAATCGCCTCATATATGAATCAGTAGATGATTCAATTTAAAGCAATATTACCCAACAGGTAAATGCACCTCATGGGTAACTATCCTTGATTTTTGTTACCTTATGGGTGAATATTTATTATCTGAAATAAATATCAGGCAATAGCTATGAGCGATAACGGACATTTCGATTTCAAAAAGCACTGGCTTGCACTTACTCCGGATGAGCGTGAAGCCTTCGCACAGGAAGCCGGAACGACGAGTCACTATATCCAGACTCACTTAACAGGTAAGCGCAAAATGCCAGGTAAAGTATTGATGAATGGGCTTTTTAAAGCCTGTAAAACAAGACAATGGCTGCGCTCAAAAGCAGAACTGGCATACTTCTTCTACTCATGATATCCAGCTACAACCCTCTGTAGACCGCCACCCGGCGGTCTTTTCATATCTATTCGTACCTCAAAGGTAATAAAAAACCAAATCTGGTTGATCAAATTTTCCAATTGTGCAAAATAGCCAATATCAATAACAAAAAGGGGCGGAAAAATTGAAGATAGTAACCAGAATGGAGGCCGCAAAAGCCGGGTTAAATCGCTATTTCACAGGAAAGCGGTGCCGTCACGGCCATCTCTCTGAAAGGTATGTTCTGAACGGAACATGTGTTGAATGTGCAATGAATAGCGCCAACCGCCATCGTAATGAATTTGCTTGTGCACTAAAGAGTGCAAGAGGGGAAACCTATGGCAAGCAGCTGGATTAAGGTTGAAGTTATCACTCCTGATAAACCTGAAATTTTTCAGATAGCAGAAATTCTGGGTATTGATCCAGATGCTGTTCTTGGAAAGCTGGTTCGTATATGGGCATGGGCTGACCAGCAAACAATAGACGGTAACGCTGGCAGCGTTACAAAAGGAGTACTTGATAGACTCGCTTTTATTACAGGATTTGCTGACGCCCTCATTAGCGTCGGATGGCTTGCTTATCATGACGGCAAACTAATTCTTCCAAACTTTGAGCGACATAATGGAGAATCATCGAAAAAACGTGCACTTACGAATAGAAGAGTGGCAGAGCATCGAAAACGAGTAACGCAAAAAGTAACGCCAACAGCGTTACAAAAGGAGTTACCAGAGGAAGAGGAAGAGGAAGATATATATAAAACCCCACACATAGCGCACGCGCGCGAGAGTGATCCGACCAGTGAAGCGAACGGTACGCCGTTGCAGGTGGCAGAACCTGCATTTCTGGATGGCCTGAGTGAACCTATTGGGAAATTTCCGATGACCGATGGCTGGCATCCGTCGCCGGATTTTCGACGGCGTGCTGCGCTGTGGGGAACGGCCCTGCCGGAACCGGAATTTACACCTGCTGAACTTGCTGCATTCCGGGATTACTGGATGGCTGAGGGCAAAGTGTTCACGCAGGTTCAGTGGGAACAAAAATTCGCCAGGCACGTAAATCATATCAGGGGAAAATCAAAAAACGCCGGGAAAAGCGATGAGCTTGACTGGAATAACACTGACTGGATAGAAGGGGTGTGGGATGAAATCAACTCCAGAACTTCTCAATGAGTACGATCGCTTACGTGAGCATGGTGTTGCTGTGCATGAAGAGCGGCGTGACAGCAATGGCAAAAAGGAGCAGGTTGCTAGAATTTTCAATGAACTATTTGTCCAGTTACAGGCTGCATTTCCTGCAAGCGTTTCGACCATAAGGGAGCAGAACAAACTTAATGAATTCCGTAAGCAATGGATGCTTGCGTTTCTGGAGAATGGGATCACAACAATGGAACAGGTTAACGCTGGTATGCGCCACGCCCGCGCCAGTGAATCTCCGTTCTGGCCGTCGCCTGGGCAATTCATCAAGTGGTGCAAAGACAGCAAGATGGTTCTTGGCGTCACCATTGACGATGTGATGGCGGAGTTTCACCGGTACAGCAAGGAAAAAAGTTTATATCCTGGTGGTCCCGAAAGATTCCCGTGGCGACATCCGGTTATGTACTGGGTCGTATGTGATACCCGCCGTGCAATGTATCAGCGCCAGCTTAGCGAGATTGAGGTTGAGAAACACGCGCGCAGGCTGCTCGATGATTGGGCGAAAAAGGTGGCTTCCGGACAGCAGATACCCGATCCGGTGATCAGCATACAGGCAAAGCCAGAGCCCATGAGTACACCTCCGGACACAGGGAGAGACGTTTACCATCCACCAGGGCGAAGTTTCGGGTGCATGCCTAACGCCGCCACCCTTGGGGGAATAACACCGGCGCAGTGGCTGATGGAGGAATACAGGCGGGGAAAGGCGGCAGGATTTATCAAGTAATACCAGCGCGATAGCGCATTTTTTTACGCCTCGATAATTACCTGTTAGGTAACAAAATATTATAAACTCTATTGATTTCATGTCTTATGTGGTTTTTAATTACCTCAGAGGTAAATCATGAGAAAACAGATACAGGCTCTTGGTCGACTCAAAACAGGCCAGATGAACAAAACTGAATCTGCGTATTGCCAGCACCTTGAGCTGCGTAAACGTGCAGGGGAAATCGCCTGGTATCGATTCGAGGGTATCAAGCTGCGGTTAGCTGACAACACGTTCTATACGCCAGATTTCGCTGTGATGCTCGCCACCGGAGAGATGGAACTGCACGAAGTGAAAGGTTTCTGGACCGACGACGCCAGGGTGAAAACCAAAGTCGCCGCAGATCAGTATCCGTTCCGAATCATCGGGGTAACGGTTAAACCAAAGAAAACAGGTGGTGGCTGGAACATCGAAGAGTTCTGAATCGACGATCTTTTTAGTTATCAATGTAATCAATAAGTTATGTGGATAAGCGAGGGTAAAGATGGAAAGTAATATCAAAGGGTTAGTTGCCGCCGGGCATGAGATGGCTTCGGAACTGAAAGCAGAATGTGGTGCCGTTGATATGCGCAGTGTGGCAAAGCTGATCAGCGATTTGGCAACGCAACTGGAAGTGCAACTGGTGCGTGCTAATGCGATGGCCGAAGACCAGCAGAAAGCGATTGAGTCAATTAAGCAGGCTGATTCGGCTGTTAAGTTGGCACACGAGAAGTTTTCGGAGCTGGCAGCGGAGAATGCGGCGCTGAAGGCCGGGGCTATGTATTTCTCATATGGCTCTGAATTTAGTTTCGAGTGTCACAAAACTGCTGAGGAGGCTATCGCTGCTGCTGAGGCTGCAATTGACGACTATAGAGGCGATGCTTGCGATGGATGGAGCGAAGAGGTCGAAAGCATTTGCTGGGGGGTAATTATTCAGCAGGCAACCAAGGTCGGTGAACGCAAGAAGAGGAAATGCGACAGAGTATCACCATGGATTGAAAGAGTTTGTGATTATGAGCTTCGACCTAATGTCGAAACCCCAGCCACCGATGCTTTCCTGGCTGAAGTGAGGGCGCAGGGCGTGGAGATGTTCTCAGAAAAATTCGGAGGTGGCACTCCGCTTTCCAATATGGTCAAAGAGGTTGCGGCTGATTTTGCCGCGAAACTTCGCAAAGGAGGCAACCAGTGAGCGAGTCGAAATGCCAAATTAATGGCAATAAGATAGAACCATGTGCAGCACTGGCAAAATCCCTTGAGCATGATGCTGAATACACGGCGCTTCAGGAGAAGCCGTGGGTTGGTGACTGGAAATATGTACCGACAAAAGAGGATTGCAACGACAGGCCGAACTATGAAATTCAGGCGTTATTCACGGCCCAGCCTGTGCCACTGACACCCGAAGGATTGATTAAAGCGGTGCGCTTCTATGAACAGGTTAAGAGTGAAAATCCGCCAGTCGAAACCGGAGCATGGAAAGACGCTGTTGACTGGGTGCTCAAAGAGGCTTGTCAGGCTGTAAACATTGGCATCAAAGGAGAGTGATATGGCAACTTTGCAGGAATTAATCGACCTGACGCCAGAACAGGAAAAAGCGTGGAATCGCCTTGTGAAGGCTGTAAAGGATTTCAGGGCAGCCGGAGGAAAGTTTTATAGCGTCCTGGACACGCTGAGCGCATACAACGGCGAGCACGTTGCCAGCATTGATAACGATAAGGGCTACCACACTGCAAGCGTCTATATGCCTAGCATTGATGCGCCAGGACTAACCAGTTGGGCTGATGATTGGCACGGCATCACGCTGAAAGATGGCGTTGAAGTGGATGAGGACTAACACATGACTACTTTTACCGACAAAGAACTGATTAAAGAAATCAGAGAGCGAATCGGCAGCCTGGACGTGCGAGACAATATTGAGCGCCTGGCTTATGAAATCGCACTGGCATCGCTGGAACGCGAACAGATTCGCCACGAGCATGCCAAATGGTCTGACTCCACATTTGGCTGCGTTGGCCCCATTGGTCCACTGAAACACCTCTCAAAAGAGGCACTGGAAGCCGCAGCCGAACCAGAAGATCTTAGCGAGTGGGCTGATATGCAGTTTCTGTTGTGGGATGCACAGCGCCGTGCTGGCATCAGCGATGCTGAAATTACCGCTGCTATGGAAGATAAATTGAAGATCAACATGGAGCGCCAGTGGCCTGAGCCAAAAGATGGTGAGCCTCGCTTGCACATTAAAGAACCCGGCAACTCTCCGGTAATTCCGGATGGTTGGATAAGCTGTAGTGATCGAATGCCGGAAGACACCAAAATGTTACTGGCATTTAGTCAAGGTGAAATCGTGGCCGCATATTGGAACTGGGTTGTAAATCCAATTGATTACAAAAAATATAGAGCTTTCACGTATTTATCAGGAAATATCTTGGATGACGTAACCCACTGGATGCCGCTACCAAAACCACCGCAGGAGGTTAACCGTGGCTAACCTGCAACTTGCCGTTAAAGGTGAATACTTCGATGCCATGATTCGCGGAGAGAAAACGGAAGAGTATCGCCTGTGTAATGACTACTGGAATAAGCGAATTATGTTCCGCGAGTATGACCGCCTGATTATCACAAAGGGATATCCGAAGCGCGACGATTCCAGCCGCAGAATAGACGTCCCGTATGAAGGGTATGAAATCAAGACAATCACACATCCGCACTTCGGAGATAAACCGGTAAAGGTGTTCGCGATAAAGGTGAATATTGATGGCTAAATCAGCAGCAGAGCGCAAAGCCGCTCAGAGAGCCAGACAAGCTGCATCTGGTGTGCGTAAGCTGGAAATTGTGCTTGATGCTCAGGAAATTGAAATGCTGGAGCGTAACTGTGCCACGCGTCGCCCCGGGCGTGCGCCTTACGAATTTGGTGAGTATATAGCGTTACTGATCCGCCAGGATGATGCACGCGTGCACGGGCGTATAAAATCGATCAGCAGAAAACGTTGCGGTAAGTGCGGCGAGAGAGTTCCTGTGAATTCATGCCCGTGTGATGGTGACTCGCAATGCTGGGTGACTAAAGGCTGGCATGAAACGAAATTAATAGTGTGACATGTCACGAGTAGATTATGCATGATGAATTTGATGGTTTTGAATACTGCCGCCAACTATGGCGGCTTTATTTTGCATGGTACTATTACCACAACGGTAACTATTACCAAGGTGGTTATGATGCCTGCTGAACCTAAAACCTATAAACGCAAATCAACGCAATTTAAGCCACTAACAGCAATGCAGGAGGCTTATTGCCAGTCATACATCAAAACGCCTGAAAACCAGACTCAGGCAGCGATTAACGCAGGATTCTCCCCAAATACAGCGGCAGTTAAAGCCAGTGTCATGATGCGCGATGAACGCATTCAAAAACGGATTGCCGAGTTGATGGAGGAGCGCAACAAACGAATGCGCGTCAGTGCTGATTACGTTCTCATGCGCCTGGTGGAGATCGACCAGATGGACGTGATCGACATCCTCAACGACGATGGGAGCCTTAAGCCAATCCGCGAGTGGCCGAAAATCTGGCGCACTACGCTTAGTGGCTTTGATCTGTCATCGACCATCATGAACATGAACGAGGATTCGATAGAGACAATCCTCAAAAAAATTAAATGGCCTGACAAGGTGAAGAACCTCGAACTGATTGGTAAGCACGTCGACGTCAACGCGTTCAAAGAACGCCTGGATGTTAATGTGAATGTGACAATTGCTGATCGCATAGCGGCAGCCAGGAAGCGACTCAAAGAACGTCAGGATGGTAATCAGTGACAGATACAGCGTTATCTCCTGAAGAGCAGTTGATCGAGGATATTGCAGGGTTCACTCACGATCCGCTTGGCTATGCCCTCTATGCGTTCCCGTGGGGGGAAGAGGGGACTGAACTGGCACATGCCACCGGTCCACGTCAGTGGCAGGCCGATGCGTTCCGAGAGATACGTGACCACCTGCAGAATCCAGAGACGCGCTATCAGCCGCTTATGCTGGCACGTGCTTCGGGTCACGGTATTGGTAAATCCGCATTCATCTCAATGCTGATCAACTGGGGCATGTCCACTTGCGAGGATTGTAAGGTCGTGGTGACCGCCAACACCGACAACCAGCTACGAACGAAGACATGGCCGGAAATTATCAAGTGGTCGAACCTTGCTATCACGAAAGACTGGTTTACCTGTACCGCTACCGCGATGTACAGCAATGACCCTGGGCACGACAAGCGGTGGCGAGCTGACGCAATCCCCTGGTCTGAGCACAACACTGAGGCATTCGCCGGATTACACAATGAGCGCAAACGCATCATCGTGGTATTCGATGAAGCGTCGAACATTGCGGATCTGGTGTGGGAAGTTGCCGAGGGTGCGCTAACGGACGAAGACACTGAGATTATCTGGGTGGCGTTCGGAAACCCGACGCGTAATACCGGACGTTTCCGTGAATGTTTCCGCAAGTATAAACACCGCTGGAAAACTGCGCAGATTGACAGTCGGACGGTGGAAGGTACCAACAAACAGCAGTTGCAGAAATGGGTTGATGACTACGGGGAAGACAGCGACTTCGTTAAAATCCGTGTGCGTGGCATATTCCCTGATGCATCTGAATTGCAGTTTATCCCTACCGGCCTTACTGACGAGGCAATGAAACGGGTGGTAACCGCTGCGCAGGTTGCACATGCTCCGGTGATAATCGGCGTTGACCCGGCATATTCAGGCGTTGATGACGCGGTGATATACCTGCGGCAGGGGCTACACAGTAAGGTGCTGTGGACTGGAAACAAGACTACCGACGATCTGATTATGGCGAAGCGTATCGCTGACTTTGAAGACCAGTATCAGGCTGACGCGGTGTTCATCGACTTTGGTTACGGAACCGGTTTGAAGTCAATCGGTGACGGCTGGGGTCGTACATGGCAACTTGTTCCGTTCGGTGGCGCGTCTACTGACCCGCAGATGCTCAACAAGCGTGGGGAGATGTTCAACTCATGCAAGACATGGCTGAGGCTTGGCGGCATGCTGGATGACCATGAAACAGCGGACGACCTGTCGGCGGCAGAGTACAAAGTTCGAGTGGACGGTAAAATCGTTATCGAACCGAAGGAAGATATCAAAGAGCGGCTTGGGCGTTCTCCTGGTAAAGGCGATGCGCTACTGCTGACGTTTGCGTTCCCTGTGTCGAAGCGTCTGCGAATTCCCGGTCAGCAGAACCAGCAAGGCAAGGCCATCACAGATTACGATCCCTATGCTTAATCCGTTAGCGGGGATAATGACGGAGATATCCTCTGGTGAGGATAAAACAAAGCCAGCTCATCGGCTGGCTGTTTGTGACATGTCACAGAGCTAGAAAATAATTTCATCAAATGCAGCATTTATTGCCTTTGCTTCGCTAATGGCGCCTTGTTTATCGACAATAGCTTTTTTACCAAGCACCTCGGCAAGGCACTGTAGCTTCATGTTGTATAAGTGTTCGCTCATGTAATCATTATCACTTTTTGCTTTAGCGCAAACAGAGCGAGAAATATCAAACACATCGCCTTTTTCCATTTCAGAACGTTGTGCTGTTATCCAGTCATGGAACGTAACGCTAGTACCATGGTCTTCGCTAAGAGTTAACCCGGTCAGTCCCTCACTCTGAATTACTTCGTAATGCATTTCATTACCAGCAAAAACGCCATAAAAAATGCAGTCTTCAGCCTGAACGATACGAGAATATTTTAATGGCCATTCATTTAGATACTTAGCCAACATATCAATTGTCTTCATAATCTCACCTTAAAAAAATGCCCGGCGAACCGGGCGAACTGGAAGCAATGAGTTATGCCTTCCGTGGCTGTACGGGTTTACAGCATGAAGTCATCGCAATGGCGTCCTGCTGTAAAAAGGGCGGTGATAGTCCTTCAAGGGAAACCATC